GGGGCGGCAACACGTGAGCTTGGTAGGCTACGTCCACCTTCATCGCCGCATCCTGGGTCACCCCGCGTTCCGAAATGACGGGGAGGCAATGGCGTTCGCGTGGATGATCATCCGCGCTTCATGGCAAGATGTGCGTGTCCGCTACAAGGAGCGGATGATTGAGCTTAAGCGCGGTCAGCTGGCGATCAGCACTCGCGATATGGCTGCGGCGATGGATCGCGATAAGGCGTGGATCGAACGCCTCTGGAAGCGGCTGAAAACCGATGCAATGATTGAGACGGCGGTTGAGACAGGAGTTACCGTCGTAACCATCTGTAATTACGATGAATTTCAGTCTCCGCGAGACACTAGCGAGACAGTTGGTGAGGCGTCGCGCAAGACAAGGGCGAGACAGGGGCAAGACACAGAACAAGGAAGGGAAAAAGGGAAGAAAGATTCCCCCCCTACGCGCCTGCCCGCCGATTTTGATCCGGTTTTGACTGAGGCTGCACGAACGGTTGTCGATGCATGGCCGCCAGGCATGCTCGAACGTGAACTGGCCCAGTTCAAGGATCGGGCGACAGCACGCGGCGAGACCTACCGCGACTGGCAAGCAGCATTTCGGACGTGGATCGGCAACGCCGACAAATGGAGACGGGAACGTGGGAACGGAACTCATGCGGCAGGAGGGCGGCGCGGTGGCGGGAAATACCGCGACCCGCTCCTCCAATCTGACTACGAGGCTGGCCTCTTCGATCCCTGATTGGGTGAACCTGGACGCGCTCGATGCGAGCGACCTGTACGGGTACGGACACCCTCTTCCCGACGGTGCAGCGATGGTGCTTCTCGAAGCCGCGCATGAGCATCGGATCGCAATGGCGCCGGCCGCGCAGGATGAAATCGAGAAATGCCTCTATGGCCTTCGCAGCGCGACGCTTGTGCGTGACGAGGACGCCAAAGAGGCTCGCGCCACGATGTCGCTTCTGCGAGCTCACCTCGCAGACGTGCCACTCGACGTGTTGCAGGATGCATGCCGATCCTACTGCAATGCGCCGGGCCGTCGCTACTTCCCGAAGTCGGCTGGCGAGTTGCGATCCTTCATCAATCCGCTGATGCTTGCACGGGCTGCTCGTGCGTATCGCCTGGAGCGCCTCGCCAAGAAGGCGAGCGAGGATCAAGCCGAGCGCGATCGCATTGCGGCTGATCCGGTGACACCGGAAGGCATCGCTGCCGTGATGGCCGAATTCGGTTTGCCACGGTCATCCTCGCATTCGCCATCAACCGCGTCGCCGCGCCCTGAGCCGACCATAGCCGACTACGTCGCGCTCGGACTGACCGAGGACGAAGCCCGCCAGGCGATGGCGGACCGAGAGCGGATGCTTCGGCGATCGCCCGCCAAGCCTTTCGCATCTGCCGCTTCTTCGGCGTTGAACGAAGCCGCCAAGGCCGCATAGGAGACACGCCTCATGAAACTCATTGCCTTTCTTGTCGCGGCGCTCGTCGCCGTTGGCGCCGCATCACCGTCTGCCGCGCTGACCTTTCCAGATCGCGGCCGGGCTGCCGTAGTGGATGCGGCGCACATCCTGCCCCCGGATGCTGCCGCCGATCTCAATCGGCGCATCGTCGCATGGGATCGTGCGACTGGTCATCAACTCGCCGTTGCCACGGTCCCGAGCCTGCAAGGCACAACCATCGCCGATTACGGATACCAGATGGGCCGCGCATGGGGTCTCGGCCGCAAAGGTGTCGACGACGGCATCCTCTTCCTGATCGCGCCGACCGAGCACAAGGTTCGGATCGAGGTCGGCCGCGGCTTGGAAGGCGACCTCACGGACGCCGAGACGAGCGTCATCCTGTCGGGAACGGTCGTGCACAAGCTCAAGGCTGGCGACATGGCTGGAGCGATCAGCGATGGCGCGGATGCGATCATGCAGGCCGTCCCAGCTGATGCTGGCGATACGGCCAACGCACCGGCCGCGCCATCGACGAACTGGCTCGCATGGCTGCTGGGCATTGCCGGTGTCATCGGCGCCGCCGGCATCACGGCCTTCGTCATCTCGGCCCGTCGGCAGAAGAAGCGGATGGATGAAATGGCCGATTATCAACGTCGCATGCGCGACCGTGTCGAGCGCGACATTGCCGACGGCGCAAGACGATCGGCACCCATCTCGCCGAGATCGACAGGATATTCTCGGCCGAGCGCCGCCAGGATTCCCGTCTCAGGTAGCGCCGCGCCAAGCCGGATGCATCGGCCGCCCTCGGCGCCGCCATCTCAGGCAACACCGGTCATCATAAGCGATAGCTTCAACTCCTCGCCGTCCTACGACAGCGGCACCAGCAGTTCGTCCTCCGATTGGGGCTCGTCAGCATCATCGTCCGATTCCGGGTCGAGCGGCTTCGACAGCGGCGGTGGATCATTCAGCGGCGGCGGTTCCGACAGCAGCTGGTAAGCCGCATAGGAAACGCGGAACGAACGCAGTACATTTGAGTATCGGGGGTCAGCATGGGACGAGAGACGGTTTCTGGGTCGATTAGAGCCACGGCGGCGCGTGCTGCGTTGGCGCGCAAACATGCCGTAGAACCAGATCGTGTGCGCCGGTTCGAAGCTCGAATGGCTCGCCTGGCCGATGTCCGCCGGCGCGTGAACTCTGAGAAGCGATGGTGCATCTTGCGCACCTCGAGCCTTAGCACCGTCGCACTCCTTGATGACCTTGAGAGCGCTGGGTTCGATGTATGGACTCCGACGCAGGTCATTGAGGCAAAGATGGGCCGCGCGAGGGATACCGTAGAGCGGTGCACGGCCATGCTGCCCAGCTTTGTATTCGCGGCCGAGTCAGATGCTGCCGATCTTCTGCGCCTATCTCTCAATCCGGCGAAGAGTTCGGTAGACTTTACCGTTTTCCTTCACCGAGACCGAGTACCCTTTATCAAGGATTCCGCCCTCGCCCCAATGCGGCAAATGGAAGAAGACGCTGTCATCGCCCGGCATGAGTTGCGCGCGTCGCGAGCGCTGCAGACTATCCGCCGGCTTTTGGTCGAGGAAGCTAAGACGGAACGCGAACGCCTTGCGAAGATGCGCAATAGCGCCTGTCCGGTGCCTGTGGGCGCTGCCGTAACTCTCTCCTCGGGAGCATGGGCAGGCAAGAGCGGTGTCGTTGTGAAGAGCGTCCGAGGCGTGACCACCATCAACATGGGCGGCGCGTTCGACGTCAAAATCGACACTTTTCTTCTCGCCAGTGATCTATTAGAACGTGCCTCAGCCTGATAGGCATCGCCGCTCAAGCGGCTGGTCGGGACGCTAGTGGCGGAGCCACCCTCGACATCACCATGCGGACGCAATAGCGATCCGGTGGAAGTGCGGAAGCATGGAAAGATATTCGCCCTTGTAGCTCAGTGGTAGAGCACCCGCCTTGTAAGCGAACGGTCCTCGGTTCGATCCCGAGCGTGGGCTCCAAAATCCGGAGAATGGCATGTCCTATTCGTTCAACGTGCGCGCAGCCAGCAAGGCGGCAGCGCTCGCCGCGGTGTCTGTCGAGCTCGACAAGGTGGTTACCCAGCAGCCTGTCCACGCCGCCGATCGCGCGGCTGCCGAAGCTGCCGCCGTGGCGCAGGTCAACCTGCTCGTCGATGACGATACCCGCGATGTTTCGGTATCCGTATCTGGATCGCTCGGAGGCACGTGGAACGACGACGGCGAGATCACCGATCTCTCGAATGCGAACACCAGCGTCTACGCGGCCCTGCTGTGCAAGGACGTGGCGTAATCATCCATCGCGCGGCTATCGTCCAACGGTAGTGCCTCACCCTTCCAAGGTGATGATGTCGGTTCGAACCCGACTGGCCGCTCCAAGTTCAGCGTGGCGTAGAGCAGCCTGGTAGCTCGTCTGGCTCATAACCAGAAGGTCGCGGGTTCGAATCCCGCCGCCGCAACCAATGCCGAGCGAAAGCGGCTGAGATGATCCGGACGCCCGGAGATAGGGCCAAGGGGATTGACCGTGAGTAGGGCGTAGGGATGGCGCGCCGACGCCCTGACGCAGCAATAGGCGAAGGACATCGGGAAGGACGGCCGGTTACGGGTGTCCTAAGACGGCGAAAGCCCGCGCCTTCCCGACCACATGGAGCACTCTCGATGCAGGCACAGGCACGCCAGCTTGAGCGTCTCGCGTCTGACCTGCATGCCGTGGCATTCGACTTCGCCGAACCAGCCCGGTGCATTCGCGAGAGTGAGCGGCGCATCAGTGAGGTTGAGCGCATCGTCGCTGCTGCGCGAGCAGTGGTGCGCGGCAATGGCTGAACGGCTTCGTGGACGTGCTGGCCAAGTGCAGAGGCGACGCCGGCTTGCCGCCGAGCCGCTATGTCGGCGGTGCAAAGAGCGCGGCCGCACTGTAGAGGCCACAGTGCCTGACCACATCAAGCCTCTGGCGCTCGGCGGCACCGATGACGACGACAATATCCGCTGCCTGTGCGGCCCATGTCACGACGAGGTGACTGCCGAGCAGTTCGGCCATCGCCAGGTGGCCGAGATCGGCGCCGACGGCTGGCCGATCGATCAAGGTTGATGGAATCGGCCGCCCAACGTCAGAAAATGCGACGAACCGAGTCCGATTGTCCTCGACATCCTGCTGAGCGTAACAATGTTGCGCGCATACGCAATGGGGTGGGGGGAGTTTGACGATTTTTGGGCGATCGACTGGACACCGACGGGCACCTGAAAAAAGCACATTTGCAGATTGATGTTTTGAAACGACCAATGTGATCCGCTTTACTTGCGATGAATACTTGCTTTACTTTGCGGTGCCGCAAGTAATCTCGAAGTATCGGAGATAGTCATGGCAACGCGCGGAGCGAAGCCAAAGCCGGTGAAACTTCGGCTTGTCGATGGCACGCACAACACCACGCGCCACGGAAAAGTGGCGGAATCTAGGGAAAAGGCGGAGGAAGCAGCAGCCTCCTTCGGAAAGCTCGAAAAGCCGACCTATCTCAAGTCGGCGGCAGCCCAGGCATGGAAGCGATATATCGAGCCCGCTGCGTGGCTCGATGCATCGCGCGAGCCGGCGGCCATCGCTTTCTGTGAGCTCTGGGCGGAATTCCGAACCTCGCCGATCCGCTTTCCCGCTTCGAAACACGGTCAGCTGCGCGCCTACATGAGCGAGCTCGGCTTGACCGACGAACGGAATCGGGCCGGCGATGCAGAAAAGCAGGAGCGGGACGAGTTCTTCGACGACTGACCGGGCGACCGCATATGCCAAGAGTGTCGTCGACGGGAAGACAGTAGCTGGACCTCACGTTAGGAATGCTTGCCGCCGGCATCTCGACGACCTCAAGAGGGGGAAAGCCAGGGGTCTCTACTATGACCGCGAGGCTGCGGCGAAGGCGATCCGCTTCTACGAAGAGCGGCTGAAACTCAGCGATGGGCAGTTTGAGGGGCGTCCGTTCAAACTGCATCCCAGCCAAGCCTTCAAGACTGGCTCGCTCGCCGGTTGGAAGCGAGCTGATGGGACGCGGAGATTTCGGCGCGCCTACATCGAAGAGGGCAAGGGCAACGGCAAATCGCCATGGGTTGCCGGCCTGGGGCTCATGGGCCTGACGGCTGATGGCGAAGCTGGTGCCGAGATTTATGCCGCGGCGTCCAAGAAGGACCAGGCGCAAGTCCTCTTCCGCGATGCCGTGAAGATGATGAAGCAATCGCCGGATCTTAAAAAACGGATCACGGCGAGCGGCGGCGAGGGAAAGGAGCACAATCTCGCCTATCTCGCGAAGGCGTCGTTCTTCCGTCCGATCAGCCGCGAGGCCGGCAAGACGGGATCAGGGCCGCGGCCGCATTTCGCGCTGTGCGACGAGGTCCATGAGATGGCCGACCGCAGCATCGCCGAGATGCTCGAGCGCGGTTTCAAATTTCGGCGGCAGCCACTGCTGGCAATGATCACCAACAGTGGATCGAACCGGAACAGCTTCTGCTGGGAACAGCATGAGCATGCGGTTCGGGTGGCGGCAGGGAATATCGAGGCGACCGACAACGACCCCAAATATGTGGGCGATCCGGTCGATGATACGACGTTCAGCTACGTGTGCTCGCTCGATCTCGGCGACGATCCGCTCAATGATCCGTCATGCTGGCCGAAGGCGAACCCGCTTCTCGGTGTGACCATCACGGAAGACTATCTCGCGGAGGTCGTGAAGCAGGCCAAGCAAATGCCTGGCGCGATGAACGGGATTCTTCGTCTTCATTTTTGCGTCTGGACCGACGCGGCGACGGCATGGATGTCGCTGC